TTTTAGAGGTAGAACATTTGAAAACGCAGTTGTAATAGTTGATGAATTTCAAAACTTAACTCGTTCACAATTTAGAATGGCATTAGGTAGAATAGGAAAAGGATCAACAATGATATTTTGTGGTGATAATCAACAAATTGACCTTAAAGATAAAAATTACTCAGCAATTCATGATGTTCCCAAAATAGATAATTCTCAATATGTTTACAAAAGAGTACTAGAAGATAACCATCGCCATGTAGCAATAGATGAGATATTTGAATTACTAAACGGAATGTAATATTCTCCATATCTTTTTTATATTTATGATAGAACAACCTAATTCTATTAAAAATGGCAAATATACCTATCTGGCCCGGCTCAAGTAGTTTTTTCCCAGGAGAAACACCTTTTGGTTTTTATGATAATGACATCGATTTTCAAACAGATGCCGTGGGCGTGGCTAGTTGGTGTGCACAAAGATTAGGATATCCTTTAGTAGATATAGAATTACAGGCTGTAAATTTCTTTACTTGTTTTGAAGAAGCTATTAGTGAATATGGTTCTCAAGTTTATGGATATCAAATTAGAGATAATCTAGGTAGATTAGTAGGATCTGTTACAGCATCTACTGATGGATCATGGGAAAATATAAACCAGGTTAATATTAAAGATGATTTTGGTACTCTTTTTGAAAGTAGTAATACTAATTCTGATACAGGTGGTTCTTATGGTGCAACTTCAAATACAAGAACATACTCAGCATCTTTAGATTTACAATCAGGACAACAAAAATATGATTTGATAAATTCAGGATTAGTTAGTTGGGAATCTGGTTCCTCAGCTATAGAAAGTGGTTCTTTAGATATAAAAATTAAAAAAATCTATCATTATGCCCCTGCTGCTATTAATAGATATTTTGACCCTTATGCGGGTACAGGTACCGGTATACAATCATTAATGCAATCATTTGGATTTGGTAATTTTTCACCAGGTGTAAACTTTATGTTAATGCCTATGTACTTTGATGTATTAAAACTCCAAGCAATTGAATTAAATGATTCAATTAGAAAATCATCATATCATTATGAAATAGAACAAGACCAATATTTAAAAATATTTCCTATCCCTAATAGAGATTATAAATTATGGTTTGATTATACTATAACTTTAGGAACTCTAGGAGCAGGATCAGACCCATCAGCAGGATTAGGTAGTACAGCAGCTCTAAACACAGTAACAGATGCATCTAATGTTCCTTATGCTAACCCAACATATAAATTTATTAATTCAGTAGGTAGACAATGGATTAGAAAATATACATTAGCTTTGGCTAAAGAAATGTTAGGGGGTATTAGAGGTAAATATCAAAGTTTACCTATACCAGGTGAAACAACAACTTTAGATTATGCTAGATTATTAAGTGAAGCAGCAGCTGAAAAAACATCATTAATAGAACAATTAAGAGAAGATCTAAGTGAATTAACTACTGAGAAATTAACAGGAAGAATATTATCAGAAACTGAAAACACCACAAATGTACAATCAGCCGAAGGTAGATACCAAATATATATACACTAATGATTAAATTAAGTAACATATTAACAGAGGTATTAAACACATATCAAGTAGAGTGCGATTTATTTACAGATAAAGAATTTAATATTACAGATGTTTTAAATCAAGTTCGTGGTCTAAGAAAAGTAACTATTGTAAACAATATTACTCCTGAAAACATGGAACAAAAAGAAAAACTAGAATATACAAGATTAAAAATTAAATTTGTAACTAGAGATGACCCAAAACAAGATTTAGAACAATTTAAACAAGATATATTAACATCAGATAGATCAGCTAATGATTTAAGAATACCAGGTGCGAAATCAGTAAAATTTAAACCAGAAACTTTAAAAAGATTATAATGGCATTATTTGGGGGTTCACGAGACATATCATTATTTCATAGTTTGAATAAAGAATTAATCAATGACATTATTCAAACAGAAGTTGCATATTATAAGTTTGCTTTAGAACAAACTACTATAAATGTCTATGGCGAGGCACCGGGTAAAAATTATTATGAACCATTAAAAATCGCGTGTTTAATCGATAGACAAGACCAATCTTGGTCGTCTGATGATTTTGGATCTGACGTTAATCAAACCGTTGGTTTTCGTTTTTTAAAACAAGAACTTCAAGACATAAACTTATTACCTGAAGTAGGTGATTTAATACTTTTTAAAAATAATTTTTATGAAGTTGATAGTAAAGTTGAAAATCAATTTATATTAGGTAAAGACCCAGATTATGCAATAGCAACAGAAACTATAGACTTTGGTAAAAGTTTTTCAGTTACTATTAATACTCATATTTCAAGAGTAGAAAAATTAAATTTGATACCTTTAAGAGAGGGAAAATACCCAACAACTATAAAATTAGATGGCGGAACAGCAAACGAAATAGATACTTTCTAATAAAAATAAAATGGCTGACAGAAAACAAATAAATCCTCGAAGACCTATTCCTAGTGATGGTTATAATAGATTAAGAACAAATCTTCAATCTAATTTTAAGCCGGGTTTTCCTACTATAGAAGGAGGATTCCCCCCACCAGATAATAGACCTAGTGCTAACAAAGCAGAACAAATATCTAGAAAAGATGATATAAATCAAGATATTTCAATAGGTTTAAAGGATCATGATGAGGCTATAATGTATTATTTTAATAATGTTATTAGACCGTCAGTAATAATAAATGGAAATAGAACAAATGTTCCCGTAATATATGGTTCTCCTGAAAGATGGAAATCAGTTCAAAAAGATGGATACTTTAGAGATAAAGAAGGAAAACTTCAAGCACCTCTTATTATGTTTAAAAGAGACAGTGTTGAAAAAAGAAGAGATCTTGGAAATAAAGTAGATGGTAATAACCCCCAACTATATTACACATTTCAAGAAAAATATACAAAGAGAAATGTATATGATAATTTTTCAGTTTTACAAGGTAGAAAACCCCAAAAAGAAATATATAGAGTGGTAGTACCTGATTTTGTTAGGTTAACTTACACTTGCACTATTTGGTGTGATTATATAGCCCAAATGAATAAATTAATCGAAATGATTAATTATACATCAGATTCATATTGGGGTGATAAAGATAGGTTCCACTTTAATGCAAAAATAGATACTTATAATAACACAACAGAAGTAGCCCAAGGAGATAATAGAGCTGTAAAATCAAATTTTGGTTTAACTATCCAAGGATATTTATTACCTGAAAGTTTAAATAAAAAACTTGCAAGTGAAAATATGCAGAAAGCATACACTAGATCACAAGTATTATTTGGAAGTGAAACAGTTACAAACACCCCTAAAGCCCCAACTAGAGATGAATCTTTAAGAATAAGAGAAGAAGTAAGAAATGCTGCTCCTCCTGTTAATATAGAAGCAATAGACGGGGGTGTAGGATACCAAACAGTAGGAATAAACAATCAAATAGCATAAAATGGCAAAACAAAATAGAACAACACTAAAAGCATATTTTAACACAGGAGATATTCCTGCAGAAAGTAATTATGTTGATTTAATAGATTCAAATTTAAATTTATCTGAAAATAACACAGGAAATATTAACCTAACAGGTAATATAACAGCTTCGGGTGAAATAAGTGCAAGTGGTGATATTATAACAGATGTACTTAATATAGGTGGGCCCGCATCAACAGATAAAGCTTTATATAGAGCTGCATCGGATAATGCTCTCTCTATAGGATTCCCTATATATGATGTAGATATTTATGGAACCGCTGTTAATATAGACAGTAATGTAATTCTTCCTTCTCCCCACACATTAGATGTAGGAAGTCATATAACAGCCTCCGGTAATATAAGTGCAAGTGGTACTATTATATCCAATGTAATAACTCCAACTACTATAACAAATGTAGATACAACCCATATAACAGCCTCAGGTAATATAAGTGCAAGTGGAACCCTATATGGAAACGAAGCATATATAACTGGACACATAACAGCATCAGGTGATATAAGTTCAAGTGGTAATTTAACTGCGGATAATGCTAGTTTCAAGGACAGTATAACTATTAGAGAAACTTCAGGTAATGGACTTCTATTTAGTAACAATAATGATAAAATCTATTATGATGGTAATAATATTCTTATTAGTATAGATGATGGAGAACAATATATTTTTAAGAATAGTGGGTTAAACCTAATAGGAAACATAACAGCTTCACAAACTATAAGTGCAAGTGGGAATATATTTGCTAGTTCATTTAGTGCAGATGATGCTGGTGGGTTTAGATTTAAGTCTGATAATGTTAGATTACTAGCAGATACAACAGGAGATAATTTACTAATATATCAAGGGGGCTTAAACACCCAGGGAAATATAACAGCTTCAGGTAATATAAGTGCAAGTGATAGAGTATTTGCTACACATTTAAAATTAAACCAAGATGGTGCAGGTAATGGTGCTGGTAGTTCTATATATTTTGGAAGTACTCCAACTTTGGGGGGAAGGATATATGATGATACAAATGGTTTTGTAATGTCGTATGATGATACCGATGTTCTTAAAGTAGGAGAAAACACTATAGAAATAACCAATACTTTAAAAGTATATGGGAGTGAGGGTGATGTTATGATAGGAGCAAACGCAGAGCCTGGAGAAAAATTAGAAGTAGTAGGTAATATAAGTGCAAGTGGAAAAATAACTTCTCAAACAGCAGTAGCATCTTTTAATTATAATCTAAACCACAGTGCCAACACTGCAACTTTTGCTTTTGGTGATGGTGGATATGATTTAGGTGGATCTTTTGGTAGAGAAAGCGTTATACTTACCATAACAGGTATGCCAGCTAAAGATGCTGATGGTGTTATAGGGGAATTAATATTTTTAAATAGAGTAATACCTTATGGCACAGTTATTTTAACCACTACTAACAGTAACGTTGTAGCTATTCCCTTTGGACAAACAAGTACTCAATTTAAATTAGGATTTAAAGCTTCCCCCACTAGGAATTTTGACGGGGGTAATGTTGTTGTAAGTATTACATACCTTATGCCTGATTAATCAAATTTAATATATGTCTAATAAAATATTCAATAAATTTAAAGAACCTAAAGCTACGGAGTTCTCCAAAAAAGATCTTGTAGTAGATGTAAAAAATGGCCATTTATATTATAAGTCTGATATAGGAGTCCATAAACTGATAGAGACAGGTGGTACTGGCTCATTTGGACATCTAATAATTGATTATGATGCTTTACCTACTTCAGATCCAAATGTAAAAGGTCAAGTTTATAGAAATGGTTCTAACCAACTATTTGTATCAACAGGAAGTTAAAACTTATTACATTTTAGTTAGGCCCCTTATAGTTTTTTCATATTTATAAATAAAATATTATGGCAGCAGGTAAATATAGCTTCATTATTGAACAAGGGGCAACCACAGACTTCGAAATAGTATGGAAAGACTCAACAGGTACTAAAGTTAATTTAACAAACTACCATGCTAGAATGCAGATCAGATCAGATTATGGTAGTGAAGGCACATTATATACTTCTTTATCATCCTCTTTAAAGGCTGATGGCACGGGTTTAAATTTATCAGGATCAAACGGAAATAATCCACTTTCTTCAGGTAGTATAGGAATATTTATATCAGCTGCTTCTTCTTCAGCTTTTGATTTTAAAGAAGCAAAATATGATTTAGAAGTAGTAAGTGGTAGTTATGTTACTAGATTATTAGAAGGAAAAATAAAGCTCAACAAAGAAGTAACTGTTTAAAAAATATGGCTACAAACTTAAATATAGTACAAAGTTCTGTAGAGGTATCTTTAGATAATGATTCTTTAGCTATCACTAATAATAATACTGATAGCACAGTAAACATAATAGGAACAAATACTTCCACCATAGAAATATCATCCGCAGGAATTTTAGGTAATCCGGGTAAAGATAGTGATGTATTTTTAGGCAATAATGTATATTTTACTAATATAACCGCTTCAAGTAATATAAGTGCAAGTGGTAATTTAATAGGAGATCAATTAATAATTGGAGGGGGCATTTTTACCTCAGCTTCATTAGCAGCCGCCCAAGCAAGTGGGGGTAATTTAGGTAACCACACAGCCACCCAAAATTTAAATATGGGGGGTTTTAATATAACATCCTCAAAAAACATAATAGGATCTACAGGATCCTTTGCCCAAACAGTTATAACATTAGAAAGTGGAGCAGAAGATTCACCTTTTATAATAACAATAGCAAACAGTAATGGGCAAGACAATAAATTAGAAATGACAAAAGATGGCATTTTAAAATTTGGGGCACTAGATACTTTACCAACAGCCATAACTGGTGGTTTAGTTTATTCAGCTTCAGCTTTTTACGCGGGTCTTTAAAAAATAATATACGTATAAATAACAACATAATATTTTAAAAACACATATATAATGGCAGAATGGAAAAAGGTCATAGTCTCGGGATCACAAGCCGAGCTCGAAGGTGCATCAGGTAGTTTTTCAGGTAGTTTCTTTGGTAATGCTGAAGGGCTAACAGGAGTATCAGTTGATATTGATGGTTTAGGTGCTTTAGGAGGAATAGGTCTTCATCAAACACAAGACCACTTTATATTCTCAGATAATGGGACAGAAAAGAAAATTACATTTAGTAACTTAGAAGATGCTATATTTGGGAATGTTAGTAGTGATATAACAATAGCAGCAGGCGGTGCCGCAACACTTAAAAAAGCCAATGTAGTTTCAAGTTCAGCCCAAATAGGAGCCGAAATTTCAGGTGCATTAGGCCCAAATGCAACTCTAATCAGATCTTTAACGGCCGCAACAATTTCAGGTTCTATTTCTGCCACTTCAGTAGCGGCAGCAGGCGCTTTGATGGATTCAGAACTTTCAGAAATTGCAACAGTAAAAGCATTAAAAGCAGCTACGATTTCAGGTTCATTAGGCCCAAATGCAACTCTAATCAGATCTTTAACAGCTGCAACAATTTCAGGTTCATTTACAGCAGCTAGTTCATCTTTAGCTTCTAGGTTAACAACAGCTGAAACAGAATTAGGAAATGAATTATTAAGTAGTTCAGCTCAAATAGCAGCTGATATTTCAGGAGCTTTTACAGCAGGAGAAGGTATTAACATTAGTTCAGGTGCAATATCAGGAGAAGATGCTACAACATCCAACAAAGGTATTGCTAAATTTAACACAGCTAACTTTGCAGTATCAAGTGGTGATGTAACTATTAAAAATGGTGGTGTTGCTTTAGCAGAGATGGCTAATTTAGCAGCAGATAGAATAATAGGTAGAGCCAGCGGAGGCGGAGCAGGTGTACCTCAAGCATTAACTAAAGCACAAGTTTTAACAATCATTAACGTTGAGGATGGAGCTGATGTAACTGATGCAACTAATGTTGCAGCCAATTTACCTGCAGGAGTGGTTTCAGGTTCTATAACTTCACCAAGCCAAGGTACAGTTAGAGTAAATGGCATTGATATTGATTTAGGTTTACAAACAGGTGATAATCCTTCATTTACTAATCTAACAGTTACAGGAGATTTATCAGTTACTGGGGATTTGGTGTCAGTTAACACAGCGAATTTAGCTATTGAAGATAAATTTATATTAATCAATTCAGGTTCAAGTACAGCTACTGAAGAATCAGGTATTATATTTGGTGGATCAGAAGGAGCATCAGGAACAGGTTCAGCACTTATATGGAATGGTGACTATAATAGTAATGATGGTCGTTTAGCAGTTGCAAATGGTGTTACTTCAACTTCAACCACAGCAACAGTTAGTTATTATGTAGGGGGTGTATTTGTAGGAAACGAAAGTGATGCTGCAACAGCACAAGCTGACCACGATGGTAATATTAGAATTGAGTCAAATGAAATTTATATTTATGCGTAATAGATAAATGTTAAAAAAATTAATAAAAGTTATGTTTCACAGCAGATTAGAAAAAGAAAAGAAAAAAAAGGAATTATTAAACATTCCTGAAGGTCAAACATCGCTATCATTGTCAAAAGACGAGATAGCGATTTTACTTCAATCAATAAAAAATTCAAATTTTAGTGGCTCCGTGCTAGAAGATTTATACAATCTTGTATACAAACTACAAACAAGCTATAATAAACTAAAATAAATAAGTTATGTACACACCAGAAGAATGGAATGTTATACGTCAAGGTCTCGATTCAATAACAATTTCGGGGAAAGACGCTAAGTTTTTAGCAACACTACAAATTAAAGTAGAAAAAGATTTACAAAAAGCTGCAATTAAAAAAGAGAAAGACTTGCAAAAAATTATGAAAGCAGAGGAAGAAAAAGCCAAGAAATAAAATTTTCTATATATTTATAACAAATTATTGGCCCTAACGGGAAGTGGACTCATATTGAGTAACCAACCATAATAAAATAGAAACATGCCAAATTGGAAAAAAGTTATAGTCAGTGGATCTAACGCTGTCTTAAATAAAATATCAGCAGGATCTCACATCACAGCCTCAGGTAATATAAGTGCAAGTGGAAATATATATGCAAATCGATATTATTTAGAAAATAATATAGCATTAAGTGT